GAAAATGGTGAATCAGTTGATGGAATAAAATAGAATGAGGAAACAGGAAAACTCACAATTCCATTTATTCATCCTTTATGTCAATGCGACAAATGTAATGTTTTTAATCAGCTTGAACAGGGATTATAGGTATCGATGTCGGAGCCGTGACGAGAGTCTGCGTGCAGGCGCACTTATCTGAAAAGATATAAATGTTTACTGACCTGTTCAGGCGATCGGACTATAATCCCTTGAAATTCTCCTCCAACAATCGTATAGTAGCAATTGCATAGAAAGAACTCGCGAATNTTTAGATGCATATCAGACGTTTAAATCCTAAGACTTCGTCGATCTTAGATTCTCTCGGACGTTTAAGCAATTCTTAAGAACTCGTCCATCTTAAAGTTGATGTTTAAATACATTCTCTTTAAGGAATTCTAATGGCAATTACTACTACTAGTTCGTTGCCGGCACCTGTCCAACAGTCATTTAGTTATAAACTGTTATCAGTGCCAGTACCGAATATGATTCACAAGATTCCTGCCATGTTGAAAAACATGCCAAGGAATGGTGGTACTACGTTACGTATGCGTCGATATAATCCGTTAAACACGGCATTAGTCCCGCTTGGTAACTCAGGAATAACTCCACCGGCTCAAAATCTTACTGCTATTGATATCGATGCGAAGATCTCATTTTATGGCACATATGTGATCCTCAACGAGCAAGTAACGCTTCAAAATCAGGACCCAGTCTTGAACGAATGCGCAGCTCGTTTAGGTGTCTCATTACGCCAAACTGAAGATGTTTTGACTCGCGATATGTTGGCAGCGACGGCGGCAGCAATTTACTGCACCGGCGGTGTAAACGGTGATAACCCTACTGAACTAACTCGTTCCGATGTTGATGATGTTGTACGTACCCTTCTCGGGAATAATGCCTACACCATTCTTGATAATATCGAGGGCGATGATAAATTCGGTGAACAAAGTGCCGAAGTAAAATTTTCTCTGATTGACTTGGACACCTACGGCGAAAGCTATGGCAACAAGGCGCAAGCGTAAGCAGCGTAAACGACTAAGTGAGAAAACACCGCAAGGTGATGCGATAGTCTGAACTACCGAGGAAACCGGTAGAGGATAGGTCGAAGAACCTAACCCGCCTAGAAATAGGTCATAAAAGTAACAGCCTGACAGCTCCTGTTCGTGATGCATATTTTGCGTTATGTCATACTGACTTAACAAAAGATATGGAAAACGTTACTGGATTTACGAATAAGAACCAATATCCCGCACCAATGAATGCATTGCGTTCAGAATGGGGCGCAATTGGGAACCTCCGTTTTCTAGTATCGAGTATTGGCTCTATGACGCCTAATGCATCATCTCTCGGGCAAAATATTTACAATATTTTTTGCGTGGGAATGGAAAGTTATTGTTGCGTAGAGCAAGATGGGTACTCCGCTCAATTTATTTACAGGCCGCCAATTTATGATGGACCTTTAGCATTAAATGCTTCAGTTGGTTATAAATTTGCCGAAGTGCCACGTTTGCTTAATGACCTTTGGTTGTTAAATTTACGTTGTACGTTAGCGTAAGGAGATACTATGGACAATACTACAATAATTGGACAAGGTATTTTTACCGCCAACTCAATTGGTCTAGCTAATCCAAATCCTGGTAATGCTGAAATCGGTCAATCAAATCCTGCGTATATTCAAATTCCGTCTAATGCGGACTGGATAAGCGTACGAAACTTGACTAATTCTGGTGTTGAAGGAACGGATGAAGCATACTTTAATGGTACTGCTGATGCAGCGGTAGGATTGGAATTTTACTGGCAACGTGGCATGGCTGCGGGATCTGCTATTGTTAAATTCTATGATACAGCTACACAAGCGCTCTGGGGCGATACGATTACTACTGGTGGATTTACTCTGTATGATCCATCTGGGCAATCTGTNGGAGCTCAGCCATTACTTGGTTCTCCTATTGCAACTACTGCTTCTACAAACGTGACTCGTCCGGTTGTAACTACTGCGTCTACCGCAATGTTACAAGTTGGTACGGTTGTGCGTATGAGCAATACAGCTCAAACCGATGTGAACGGTATTGATATGGTGGTTGGTACTATTAACTCTGGTACTCAATTTACCTTATTGACTGCTTCAAACGCATTGGCTACAGCTCCGGGTGCAATTGGTGGTGCAGGGTTCTTCCGTATTGTTTACAATGCGAATAGCCAACTGTTCTATCCAAGGCTTCGTTATATTACGAACATTACTCAAGCAGCTAATGCTCAAGTAAGTGTATCGGTAGCGCATGGATTGACTCCTGGTCAGGAAATTAGATTCAATATTCCAAATGTTTCAGGAATGACTCAACTCAATCCTCAAACTAATAACAATTATTTCCCACAAGGTGCTACTTCAGGCGCTATTGTGCAAACAATTGTGGATGACTATAATTTCACGATCAACATCAATACTACGTCATATACTGCATTTACATTCCCAACGATTGCGCAACAACCATCTGGATTCCCGACTATGACTCCAATTGGGGAAGATACTGCGACAGCGTTGTCAATTAATGCATCTCAAGTTCCGACTATTGCCGGAGTTCAAATTTACAATACTAATACTGGTATTCTTGCGGATTCAACCGTGAATACTGGCTATTTAGGTATGGTATTGGGCGCTGGCGGTGTGGGTACCATTCTTACTGCTCCAATTTTAGGGCCATCTGGAACTATATCTTGGTCAGCGGGCAATGCGCCTACTGGAGATACTATGATGTGGGTTGCTGGTAAGTCATCTTACGGCGGTCTATAACCTAGTACCATTGGAAATTAAGGGGGGGATTCTCTCCCCCTTCTCAAAAACATACTCATAAGAAGGATAACTATGGCACAAGTGATAAAACCAGAAATAACCGATGAAGCTAAAAAAGCGCTGGCGATTACATTAGAGATTCAACGTAAGAAAGACCGTCAAATAGTGCGTGGTATTTTTAGATTCCATGAAGTTCCTGGCGGAATGATGGAGTTTAACTATAAGAAATACAAAAAAGACCCGTTAGAAAAATTCTCATTTGTGGATGGAGAAGTTTATTCTATTCCGTTGGGAGTAGCGAAGCATTTGAATGCGAATGTTTTCTATCCAACCTATACTTTTAAGAATGATGAAGCAGGACGTCCCTCAGTGAGTGTTGGAGAGAAAGTAAGACGTTGTAGCTTTCAGAGCTTAGAGTTTAGTGAAATGAATGACGATAGTATAAGTAATGTACCGGAAACGGCATTACCAATTAAGTAAGGTTATCTATGGCTATACAGGCATATCCATTTCCCGTTTTTCAACCCGCAATGAGGGTTATATCGTCGATAACGAATGGTTTTCCTGCGGTTGTTACAACTACATTTGATCATCAATATATTTCTGGTACGGTGATGCGTCTGTATGTTCCGGTTGGATATGGCATGGTACAAGCTAATCAATTGACGGGGGAAATAGTGGTAACGGGCCCTACTACCTTCTCAATTGATATAGATACGACATTTTTTGATCCATTTACGACTCCAGCAACCTTTCCGGACAACGCACAAATAGCGCAGTGTATTCCTATTGGAGAGAATAATGGCATATTAACGGCGGCCGTTCAAAATGTGCTTCCTTATAGCGCAACGTAATGGTAGGATTTAAAAAAAGATTAAAGGCAGGAGATAGTGATGGCAACACCGACAGTAGTGCAATCAAATCTACAGATGATCATAACCAAAGTACGTAGGCTCACGAGAAGTCCGTCTAATGCACAGATTTCAGATGATGAAATACAGTCATACGTTAATACTTTTGTGCTTTATGATTTCCCAGAGCATCTCAGGCTCTTTAATCTCCGTACTACGTTCACCTTTTTCACCCAACCGTATGTTGCTGAATATACTGCGTCTGATAACGTGGATGATCCTTTGTATGATTTCCTGAATCGATACATAACTATTCATCCGCCGATCTACATTGCAGGATTTGAAGCATTATTTTTGGAATCGAGAGAGAAGTTTTACGGTATTTATCCAAAGATTGAAAGCATTTCTAGCATTGGCGTGACGGGTGATGGCACTACTACTACTTTTTCTGGGGTTGTTAATACTCAACAAGCAACTATTCCTCCTAACTTGCAACAGACCATTGTCCTTTTGCAAAACAACGTCTTGTTTAGCTCTATTGATAGTAGTAATGCGGGTCTCGCTCTTATTGACTATCCTGTTTCTAATACTTTAGGAGCATTGGGCATTCCGGGAGTTCCTCAAACACTTCCATCTCCCTATGGNCAAATAAATTACCTGACTGGCCAATTTACGCTTAATTTCCCTACTGCTCCGGGTGTTGGACAAACAATTAATAGCCAAACAGTGCCTATGCAGCCGACATTGCCACAAACATTACTCTTTTATGATGGTAAATTCTTCCTGAGACCGGTGCCTGATCAACCATATCGTGTGCAAATGGAAGTCTATAAGCGACCAACTGAGCTTCTTGAATCAAATCAGAATCCAGAACTCAATGAATGGTGGCAATATATCGCCTATGGAACTGCTAAGAAGATATTTGAAGATCGTATGGATCTTGAATCAGTTCAAATGATATTGCCTGAATATAAGAAACAAGAAGCATTAATTTTAAGAAGAACAATTGTTCAGCAGACAAGCCAAAGAACTTCTACTATCTACGAACAAGAATCAAATACATCGAGTGCTTATGGATCTGGCTGGTTCGGTGGTGGCGGACAGTTCTAACTAAGGAGAAAAAATGGCTTATAATCCCAATATTCCGCAGGCAACTGACACGCTGAACTCATCTCAAGGTGATCTTTTAGCTAACTTTATGGCTATACAAACGCTTATTGATGTGAANCATTATGATTTTGCTAGTGCAAATCAAGGTAAGCATATGTTTGTGACTATGCCAGTGCAAACCCAATCTCCGGGCACTGCCTTAGGAGAAATGGCATTATTCACGATGAATGATGGTTCTGGAACGCCACAATTATGGCTACAAGCTCAAAATCAAGCCTCTGCGGGCCCCGCGGTAAACTTCACTACCTATAATACGACATTAGCAAACGGTGGAACCAATCTTCCTTCAGGAATTGTATTGAAATGGGGTCAAGGAACCACTACAGGCGGCGTTCAGGCAGTAACCTTTACGACAGCATTCCCTACAGCATTGCTTTGCATACAGGGCACTTTAGCTACTACAGCAGGTGCAGCAGGAGCAGGATCAAATCTTCGCATATATTCATATACAAGAACTGGATTTAGCGTTAATACTGGAGCCAATGCGGCATATTGTTGGTTTGCTATAGGATACTAGGATGGCACAAACTGATCGTTTCATGATAGCGCCTATTAATAGTGGGCAAAGATCGGATCTCAGACCCTGGTTGATCCCAGACGATGCTTTCCAGATTCTCTATAATGCTTATGTATTTAGAGGTCGGGTAAGAAAAAGATTCGGATCTTATCTTATGAATCAGTCAGTCGCTGCCAATGTAGCGCAGCTTTATTCTCGATTAGCGATACAATTACCTTCTACTGATGGATCAGGCGATGC